CATATAGAGTCAAGCCCTATCGAGAAAAAACTATTCACCGCTATGAATACCAAAGTTAACGACCACTCGTTGCTTGTAGGTCTATTTGATAGCGAAGTAAAAAATATTTAAAAGGAGGTTACAAAGCAGTTTTTTTCGTGTATCATTGTTAAACATTAGACAAAAAAGGAGAAGTAAAATGAGCGATTCGCAGGAAGATCTGTCGGCTGTCCCAATGGACAAGTTGGCTAAAGTGTATCGAAAGATGCAAGCTAAGATTCAAGAGTTGACGACCGCATACGAGAACGAAGTTGAGGGCATCAAAGCGCAACAAGAACTTGTTAAGAACGCACTCAAAGATCAAATGCTTGTACTCGGAGTTAAGTCTGTAAAGACTGATCAAGGCACAGTATCGCTGTCTACCAAGACACGCTACAACGCATCAGATTGGGACGCATTCAAAGAGTTCGTAAAAGAACATGATGCGCTCGATCTTTTTGAGAAACGCATTGCCCAAACTAACATGGCAAAGTTTCTTGAAGAGAATCCCAAGCTATTACCCCCCGGCTTAAACTCACACAGTGAGTATGCCATTTCAGTTCGTAAACCAACATAAGGAGAAGACATGAGTAATATTGCTCTGTTTGATGGGGCTAAAGTCCCAGCGTTTGCCGCAAAACGCGAAGGTAAGTCAGCGCTTGCACAGGCGCTTGGAGGTGATGATTTCGGTAAACGTATCTCTATCAAGGGTGGCGTGTTCCGTTTGATGTCTAGCGGTAAAGAGATTGCCAACATTGAGGAGCGCTACCTTGATGTGGTGTTCGTTAATGCGGCGCCCAAGACAAGTCGTGTATGGTACGCAAAACCGTACGACGGCGAGGCACAACGTGCTGATTGTTGGTCTGCCGATGGCGAGACACCAAGCCCTGATTCTAAAGATCGCCAAGCGGATCGTTGCATGGAGTGTCCCAAGAACGTGACCGGGTCTGGTCAAGGTGATTCTAAGGCTTGCCGTTTCCAACACCGTATTGCTGTGGTTCTTGCCAACGACATCGAAGGCGACGTACTGCAAGTTGCTATTCCCGGCGCATCTATCTTTGGTGACGGCGAGAAGAACGAGATGCCTTTGAAAGCATACGCTCGTTGGTTAGCGGCTCAAAGCGTTGACCCTGAGATGGTCGTGACTCGTATGAAGTTCGATACATCTGCTGAGTCTCCCAAGTTGTTCTTTAAGGCAATGCGTTGGTTAGAGCAAGAGGAATATGACGCCGCCGCTAGACAAGGCAAAACACCTGACGCACTTGCGGCGATTACATTCTCTGTTCCCAAGACAGACAAGGTTGCGGCTCCTATTGCTATCGACGGCAAGAAGCCAACTAAGGTTGCTACACCTGAGCCAAGCATTGAGGAAGACGAGGATGAGGCACCACCTCCACCACCCAAGAAGGCGAAAGCCAAGGCTAAGGTAGAAGCTCCTGCCGAAGATGATGTTGACGAACCAGTTGTTGTCAAGCAAGAAAAGAAAGCGCCCGCAGCTCCTGCCAAGGCAAGCTTAGCTTCTGCTATTGACGATTGGGACGATTAATTAAATAAGGGGGCATGCGCCCCCTTTAAGGAACATCATGGCATATTCACCGCAAGTAATTGAAACCGTAAAGAAGGCGCCTAAGACTCTTGGCAATCAGCTAGGACGATGGGCGCTTCATCTTGAATTCCCCGTGACCAAAGTAGCCAAAGCGACAGGGGCGACACGCCAATCTGTCTACAACTGGTTCGCAGGAGGCGAGGTCTTTATTGCCTACCGTCCCCGCGTTGAGTCCCTCTTAAAAATTTTACAGACCTCTCCCACAAAAGAAGAGGCATGGAGAAAAGCATGCAAGTCATTCCGCCTAGAAATCTGACGAACTCCGAACTCATCCGCTACGCCGCAGATGTCCTTGGAGCACACACAGATCTACCCCAAAGTATTCAGATTGAATTGCTAAGACGTTTCTCTGCGCTCAACCCGCCCGACGAGTTCCCGCCTAAAGATCCAAAACAACTCGAACTGTTTCCCCAATAATCCAAGGACACGCATGACTCCGCAAGACTTTCTCGCGGCTGTACTACCGTCTTCGGGTAATGGGTTGTACTGCGCCGTAGAATTAACAAAGAGGAATGAACACGTTTTCGCTAACACGATTGACGAACTTCTACCTGACATAGACAAGTGGCACGCTGATAACTCTGATGTGTACTTTGCCTTATCAACATTCGATAAGCTAGAGCGCAAAGCTGAGGCGGCGCAAAACATTAAAGCTTTCTTTATTGACATGGATGGCTATACAACCAAGAAGGATGCGGGCTTTGCGCTTGCCGCTTTCATGGCAAAAACTAGCATGGACAAGTTGGGGCGACCTTACATTGTTGGATCTGGTGGCGGACTTCATGTTTACTGGGCGCTGACCGAGGCTATTCCTGTTACTGTTTGGAAACCTGTTGCTGAGAACTTCAAACGTCTTTGCAAACAAGAGGATCTAAAAATCGACATGACGGTTACGGCTGACGCGGCACGCATATTGCGTGTACCGGGCACAACCAATTTTAAGAAAAAGTATGGCACACCACGCCCTGTTAGGTTACTCAATTCTGGCGACACGTTATCTTTTGATGACTTTAAAACTTGGATTGAGCGGCATATCAAAGAAGAATTTAAAGCACCAGAAGTAGCACTGCCCGGCAAACGTCCTGAGCGTAAGACTCCGTCTTCGGTCAAACTGATAGAAAACTCTAAGAGTCTTTTTGCGCCCATCATAGAACGATGCAAACAGGTTGAGCATTACATTAAGAACGCGGCAGATGATGGCATGGAGCCAATTTGGAGAGGCATACTTTCATGGACAAAAGTGTGCACGGATGGGGATGAGCACGCACTAAAGCTGAGCGCCATGCACCCATATAACGAAGACCGTATGCGCCAAAAATTGGCAGAGATAAAAGGTCCGTATGCTTGCGTGAAGATGGACAGCGAGAATCCTGGCGTATGCGGCACATGCCCGCACTTTGGAAAGATTACAAACCCGTTAATATTAGGGAGAACTTTAGCTACTGACAACACGGCAAAAGTAATTTCGCTTAAACCTGTGGAGGAGTTTGACGAAGAAAAGGAATACGGCGCTGACCTAGAGGAAAGCGCACCAGATGAAGCAGATGAAGACCATAGTCCAACTGTGGTGCGTCCAGAGCCACCACGCGGATACAGCTATGGGGATAACGGTGGAATCTACTGTGAACGAGAAGAGGCAGATGCAGAAGGGAAGAAGCGTATTCGCCATATCGAGCTTGTACCCTATGATTTATTTGTAGTTGACTTGCTTAAACTTGAGAATGAACACATGGTGCACATGGCGGCGGTTCGTTCTGAAGGAGTTAAAACCCTTACATTCCCACAAAAAGCCGCCGTTAGTAAAGATGAAACTTTAAAAAACTTAGCCACGCATAACATTCTAGCTTCATACGGCGCGGGTAATGATAAGAACTTGTTTGACTATGTCCGAGCGTGTGTCAATCAAGCATCGGTAAATAAAAAGCCGATTGAGGTGCCACTTCAATGTGGTTGGCAGGATGACAATTCTTTTGTGTACAACTATAGAGTTTTCACTAAAGACGGACGGGAGACTACGATCCCTATGCCGGGGCTTGAGAATATTAATCGCAATACAAACAACAAGGGTAACTTAGATGAGTGGCGCGAAGTTTGGAATCTCTTTATTAAGCGCAAGATGAATACGCTTTTAGCGGTGGCTTTGGATTCGTTTGGTTGTCCGCTCATGCGTTTTACAGAGTTTGAAGGCTTTACTTGGGCACTTAGTTCTAACGCATCCGGTACAGGCAAGTCACTTACGCTCAGCGCAAAAGCAGGGGTCTGGGGTCACCCAATTCGCTACCGGACTGGTAAAGGTACATCTCCCGTTGCAATGCAACAAAGGGCAGGCTTACTAAAAAGCTTACCTCTACTTATTGACGAGATCACATCAACTCAGCGTAAGGATATGGAGTGGGCACCGACGTTTATCTTTGATTTTGCTGAATCCCAAGGTAAGGAGCGGATGGAGGCCAACGCCAACAAGGAACGCGTCAACAACAGTAACTGGGTTGCAACTTGTACTTTGACTTCCAATGAAGTGCTGACCGACTATATGGCAGGGGCTAGGAAGTTTAGTTCTAACGGAGAACTATTTCGGGTACTTGAGTACAACCCAACTCAGCGTCTGACATGGGAGCCAGAAGATCGTATCATTCTTAAAAAGCTTAAACGCAACTATGGTGTAGCCGGAGAAGCATGGATTCGTTGGCTTGTTAAAAACCAAGATATAGCTGAGAAAATGGTTCAGAAAGTTGGCGCAAGACTAATGCAGACAATGAATTTTGCTGACGATGAACGCTACTGGCATGCCGGTTGTACGACTGTCGTAGCCGCGTCAATACTTCTTGGCAACAAGTATGCAGGAATACTGGATGTGCCAGTCGATGCCATCATCGAAGCGCTACACGACTTAGTGAAGAAAGCTAGGAATGTGATTGCGTCTAATGTGAAGACAGCGGAGGATGTGCTCAGCTCCTATACCGGCGACAATTACGGAAGTTTTATCGTTATCAAGAAAAACGAAGGGCGTCTGCTATCCGCATGGGGGTCGGGAGACACCATCGACAAGTCGCTTACCCGGTCCAAGGTTCGTGGGCGTGTAGAGCATGAGATTATTGCCAACGGTAATGTCGAGTACTACATTGAGGAACAGCTTCTTAAGCAACATTGCATTGCCATGAGCTTTAGCTACGCTGACTTTAAGGCGCAGATCAGCAAGCAGTACACGGTAAAGCATACCAAAAAAGATATGCTTGCCAAGACGAACGGTCCGTCCATGCGGGTCAACGTATTGCACATCACCATGAGGACCGAGGATGTTGAAGAACTACAACTGGGAGAACTTAAAGCCGGGTGAGGGGATTTTCCTTCCTGCTATTGATGTGATGAAAGCGCGGGAGATGGGGCTTCGTGCCGCCATCATGCCCCGCAAACAAGTCTACGCTAAGATCGGCATCAAGGACGGTCTTATTGGGGTGCTTTTCTTTCGGCGAAAGCAAGGAAGTGTTTAGCGTAGTCTTCTTTCATTTTGTGAAGTTGTTCTAGGCGTGCGTCTTTTTGCTCCGTTGTCAGGGTTGGAGAAGCCGTTACCATGCGTTCTTGCTTGGCAATAGTGCCTAAGTACTTCTCGGCTTGCCCTGACGTGGTTGCCATAGACAATTGGTTGGCATAGTTTTGTGCAAACGCGTGAGCTTCTGCACGACGACCTTCTTCAATCATTTTATTGTATGTGCCCTTGGCTTGCTGAATCTGCGTCATCATGGCGTAGGCTTCATCTAAGGTACCTCTACCCTCAACAGGTTGGAACAAGTTACCAATGAAAGGCATTTGGCTTAAGGTCTTGGTGGGCTCAGCGATAGTTGCTTTAGTATCAGACGCCAGTATCGGATTGGCTAATTGTGTCAACGCGATACCTAGACTGCCGGTGTAACCACGGATCAAGTAGTCAAGCACGATAGGGCTAACGTCTAGCGTGTGTCCGATTGCTTTGGAAATTTCTGTCGTGTTTGCACGTGCACGTTCACCGGCTATTTGTTTCTTCTCTGCTTGAGACTCTATGTCCCCGCTAAAGAATGAACGTCCAAGCGCAACTTCTGTTGCAGGTTTAATTGCTTGTGGCAAGCTAAACGGATTAGACTGCGCGAGAAGTCTGCCCATACCAAGCACCGCTTGTGAAGCTTCTTGATCTCCCGCAGATGCATTCATGATTGCCTCTGGCAACGCTTTAAACAAGTAGCCAAGTTCAAAGGGGATTGGTACTTTAAGCATGTCTTTCTGACCGGGAATCGGTATAAACCAGTTACTCAAGCGCTCCTCTGGTTTGGCGCTCTTGTAGCCGTCATCATCCTGCATCATGGATGCGTACGCCATAGTACCGATAGCAAGCATCGTACCGCGTGCCCAAAGTTTTTGCTTGATCTTTAATTGCTCGTTGAATGGCATCTCACCTTTGAAGGCACGGTACAGAACATCCAGACCTTGAATCTGAGCGTTAAAGAACGGCACGATTGTGGAGACAACTTGCATACTTGGAGACAATCCGCGACGGCTAAAGTTCATGGACTCAAGTGTGCGTAGCAAAGCTTGTTGCTCAGACATGCCTTTCTTTAAAGAGTCTTCGTAAATCACGGCACGAGTAGCGGCGTCGCCTTGCATAGCAAATGCGTCGGCTTTGGCAAGCAGTTTTTCCCAACCACTTTTACCTGTGCTTATTTCACGGAGCATACGCACCATGTCTTCTTTACCGCCAGTAATCACGTTACTGCTAATCGCGCCAGCTTCCATCAAACGTTTCTCAGCCTCGCTACGACCCGCCACCATCTTAGCAAGTTCTTTCATAGAAGCAAGTACAGGTGTGGCATCTGTGCCGGTTGTCAACCAAGCATTCAACGGATCGCGTACAACTTGGCGCAACGCATACGCAGGGTTACGTGTAACAAACTGGCGTAAGATGTTCGCAGGGTAGCCAAGCATCTTGACTGCAACCGGTATTGAGGTCTTGATACCTTCCATGCCTTTAACTATTAACTCAGCGGGGATGCCGTAAACGTCATTATCAATAACCGCATGATGCTCTTCACCTCTGATTCTAAAACGAACAACGCTTGGGTTAGCAGGACCAGAACCCTGCGCAATACGAGACGCAATACCAAGTTTGTTAAGGGTAAGCGCAGTTTCTTTTACAGATTTATTGCGTAAACCCATATTGGTCAAGAGCATTGTATTTTGGATCGCACTACTAAAGACAGGCATAATCTGTTCATCGCCACCGACCAACTCTCTAAGTTGTGGTTCGTCTTTAATGTTGCCAATTTTGACGCTACGCTCTTTGTCTACAAACAATTTAATATCACCGTCTTTGCCAACACGGTAGAAAGGCACGTAGTTATAAGACTTTAGCTCAGCCGCTTTCTTAGGCGTCATGGCTTCGGTCTGTACTAGCCAGTCAATAAGACCATCGTTGTATTGCTTGTAAAGTTTAGCGCCTTGTTCAAAAGCTTTCTTAGCTTCTGGGTTTTTGGCGAGCAACTGTGTCAGTCTTTGATAGTCCGCTTTAACAGCGGCAGTATTATTAAAGTCAAGCTTTTCCCAACCCACTTGCTCAGCACGTTTAGCCGCAAGGTACAGCGTCGCCATAGATTCAATTTGTCTTTCATCGCCTAACTTGGATGCACCAAATGCCTTAGCAACGTTCAACATGTTAGCGCCTTTGACGCTTTTGAATATAGTTTCAACGCCGTCTTTAACTTTGTTCTTTATAACTTGCAAAGGTCCATTAGTCAAAGCCTGAGCCGCATACTGGCTACGTTGTTCACCAAAGCGGAGAAGCCACTCAGCATTTTGAGCCTCTAAAGAACTAATCTCACCCGCACTTAAACCTTTCTTAAATGCTTCAGATAGTGCCGCATGGCGGTCGATGTATTGAACGCGTCCGCGTAAACCCAACACGTTTTCTTTAATTGTGTTGAACGAATCTTTGGCTGTTTGAGGTCTACCCACAATAGAGCTACCGATACCGGCGGCTTCTTTGTTGGTCCTAAATACAGTGCCTTCGTTTGTCGCTTCGCCTACTGCATTCTCCCCGCCTTCAATAACAAACCTTCTGGCGTTGGCAACAAGTTGCTGTACATCTTCATCAGGAACGTATCTGTAGCCAAACGTTTTGTTAAGCCACTGCTTGATAGCGTGAATAATCTTTTCTAGAGCGGATCGCTCAGCAGGGGTTTGTGGTCCACGCTCTGCCATTTCTGCCAATACTTCTTCAACCGCTATAGCTTTATTAAGCTCAGGATTTTCTGCCATCTTAGCGTCGGCTTCTTCACGTACGGCATTATTGCCTTCGTAAATTGATTGCATGACTTGGGAGTATTCCCCACCAAGCATCTTGCGTAAACCGTAGTGACCGGCAACCTCGTGCGCAATAGTCAAAACAATATCTTCTGGACCGTGCAAGTTTCTAGCAATCAAGTAAACCTGATTGGTTGCAGGATCGTAAAGACCGGGAACCTTGCCGTTTTTGTCGTTCCTGCTAATTTGTTCTTGCAGTGCTTTAGGTAGTAAGTCTTCGTTATCGACCGTGATAATGTTGGGTACGTTCTTCCAACGCTCAACAATCTTATCCACCCACTTGTTAACAGATTCGACGTCCATCGCAGGACCGCCCTGAGTGCTTGTACGGAAACGCGGTGTATAAAGTGTATCTTCCTCGCCTTGTGCACGTGTAGTACCTTTATATTCTTTAGCCAGTCTGTTAGCTTCGCGTGTCTCTCTTCTTGCTCTCTCTTCTTCGTTCTCAGGCGCGTGTTGTAAATATCGTATCTGCTCAGGTGTAGCACGTGTTCCGGCTATAATTTCATTGCGCGCATTAGAAGAAGTGCGGCTTTCAGGTGAACCTGTACGTTCTTCTTTTTTGGCTGAAGATACTTTACGTGTCTCTTGCTGTGTGCGTTTAGATTTAATCTGTTGCGTTGTACCACTTTCAGCTAACGCTTTTTGCATGCGCTCAACTGCTTGATTCAATGCTTCTTGATAGTTCTTTGTTTTTTCGCCTAACTCAATTGCTTTTTCGTAAGCATCGTAAGTAGTTTGAGCACGTAGGTTATTAGCGGCTTTTGGATCTTTCTTTTTAAGTTTCGCAATTTCTTTATTGCGGTCCGCCATAAACTTTTGATACTCGTCAGACTCTACACCGTTGGCGTGCGCAATGCCGCGCATCAAGTCAGAAGCAGACGCTTCTTTGGCTACTTCACCCTTATTAATACGCGTTGCTGTTCTTGCTTCACGGGATTTGTACGCGCCTGGCTTTGCAGGATTTTCTTCTGTACTTTCTGCAATTTCTTTTTTTGTAGGCGGCTTGATTAAAGACTTGCGTTGACGTTCTTCTGTTACGCTTTGGGCTTCTACTTCTTTTGTGGTATACAAACTTCTGCGCAGTTTTTCTATTTGATCTCTGGTTTCTGTAACCTTGGTCAAAAGATTGTTATATGAAGCAAGTATTTTTGCTTGTTCTTTTTTAAGCTTGTTTTTCTCCATGTCCGTCATTGGACGTGGGGCAGGTGGTTTACCTTTACCTAGTTGTGCGTTTAATAACTGCGCTTTTTCTGCGGTGGTCAAAGCTGCTTTGCCTGCGTTCAATTGATTTTGAATAGTGTCGTGTGCTTGTCCTAACTCTTGCATTTGCTCAACTATAGATTTAGCTGAGTTGCCTTGTGGTTTTTCAATTGAGTTTTTAAGCGCAGTCATTTGCTCATCTGCGGCATCAAACTGTTCGTTGGTGGCGCTTAAAGATCTTTTACGTCCGGGTAACTCAAGACGTTCTTCAGATAGTTGACGTGCTGCTTCTGTAGCTTTTGCATGTAAAGAGTTGTCAGGAATAACTTCAGCTTCTTTTTCAGTAGGCGTTATTTCAGCGCGCAAGCCTTCTGGCCTAAAACTGGCTGGTTTAGGATTAGACATACCAAGCGCAAACGCGTTGGCAACATCTTGGTCTGTGGTGCCTTTGACTGCTTGACTCAGATCATAAGCAGAATTTCTGACTTGATTCTTACGCATGTTCTCTTGGGAGAACAAATCACCAGTTTTGTTGTCTTCTGGTTGTAACGCAGATACTTGTTCAGGTGCTAAAGCAGCAGACTGTTCAGGTCTACCAAACATGTCAATTGTCTCGCCTTTAGGCGTAGCCGCTGTGTTTACTACACGTTGACGGTTTTGAATGTCAGCAAGCAACTTATTCTTTTGCGCAACTAAGTCTTGAATTTTTGCAGTAATTGCGGGGACAGCCGAGTAATCCTGAACATTTTTATCTGTAGCTTTCTTTAACGCATTTTGATGGTATTCAATTTGTTTATCAAGAGCCGTTACTTGGTCGTTCGCTAATGCAAGAATTTTTTCAGGTGTGTCTGTTGCATCAGACTTCATCTGCTCGGTATTGGGCGCAACGCCTCCTGCCATAACAATTTGTTTTGCTAAACCGTCAATCCGTTTGCCAACATCGGCATGCTGTTGAACCAGTCGGTTTGCAGTATCGTGATCGTTAGCAGCTCCTGCCTCAGCTATCTGGTCGGTAAGAGATTTGTGTTGATCACGTAATTCTTTGTGCTCGTCCATCATATTGATGACGTCTGGAAGCGTGCCGGGTTCCTGCATGTTAGGCAGTGGTGGCGTGTAGCCTAGCTGTAATAACTGTTCTTTTTCAGGCGAGGTTTGTTCTTGTTGTTGCTGCTGTTGTGCAGCAAGGTTTTCTCTAGCTTCCGAGCGCTGAGACAATCTACCTACAGCACCCATAGGTGCAAGGAGTCCTACTTGATAAGCTGTTTCACCGTATTCTTTGAGAGCGTCAGGACTGGTTAAAGAAAGTCCAGCTTGCGCACGCTCAAGCATTTGTTGGGCAACTTCAGTTGGGACCTCGGCAAGCGCGCCTGTTGCAGTACCTTTAGCCAACGTAGTGAGCAATCTTTCTTCGGCAAGTTTTCCAACGCCTGCACCACCTCTAGTCAATGCGTTAAGGGGTATGCCGGTCAGCTTACTGACTAACGATCCGCCAAGCGGAATAGCTTCCGCCGCAACATCAAGCGCGGCTTGTGGTACTGCATACGCAGCAGCTTTGCCTTTGTTGATATTAATATCTTGACCGGCTTGCTGTTGTTCTTGGGCTTGGCGTTCTACGTTGCCGCCAAACTGTTGTAAGTATGCAGGAGCGGTAGCGCCTAAAACACCACCAAGAATTGCGCCTGCGCCTGTACCTGCGCCGGGTTCAAGTGCTGTACCTGCCATTGCTCCAAGACGCGCGCCTGTTGCAATTTCTGCAAAGTTAGGAATTTGCTGCGCCAAAGCACCGGGGGCTTGTTTAGCAGCTTCCCATGCGGCAGGTAGTATGCCTTGCTTATGGTAAATGTCTTTTACTTTTTCAATGTCCGTGACAGGTGCATACTTCTTGTCAATTTCTTCTTGACGCTCAAGTCCTGCTTTAGCAGCTTCGTTAGCGTTGCCGAATGCTGCGCCTAGACCTGTGCGGCTCGTAGACAACAGCGATTCAAGACCAGAACCAAACGCACCCATAAGTCCGCTCTTAGGCTTTTCGGCGGGGACGTTTGGCATACCACCAAAAGCTTCTGGAAATTCTTTGTATGCCGCACGTAAAGCTTGTCCATGCGTCATATCATCGGGCGCTTCATAATAAGCCCCGTTTGGCAACTGTAAATAATTAGGCATTATTAACTACCTTTTTGAATTTAGAATGGCAGCGCTGGGTGGGGGCGGCGTTTTTCCATAACCACCAGCGTTGCCACCTTGCGGCGCAAACCCTGCGCTTGAAAGACCTTCTTCAACATACAATTGTGCTGTGGGGTACGCTTTAAGGAAAGCTTCATTAGGTTGTCCCAAATTTCCGTTAGGGTATGCAAGTTGTGCCCATTTAGTATACAACTCTGTGGCGTGTTGTTTGGCTATGCCCATGTTGTAGCCTGCCTGCACATCACCTTTACCAAGAATACGCGCGGTGGCGATAGCTTCAGGTTCTTTGTTTAACATAGCGTTTGTAGTAGCTACGTGCGTCTGCGCATTTAAGTTTGCAATTCCAGCATTAAGCGCGTTGGTATTAGATGATTGAAACATGTTAGAAGCAATACCACCAAGAGCGGTGTTCATGTTATTATTTGCATCAAACAAATGTCCTTTGAGTCCCATATGTGCATTAAACGCATTATCTTCAAACTGCAGAGAAGAGTTTATGTCGTTGTTAAGCTGCGCATCACGCATGTTCTCAAGATTACTGCGTACGTTTTCACGAGCTTCTTTAGCTTTCTCTAGATCTTTAAGACCTGCTTTATAGGCTTGGACACCTTCTTTAGCGTTGCTAATATTCGGTCCAAAGAAAGGTGAAGTGCCACCCAATACAGCAAGTCCTGCTTCAAGCATGCTTGAGTTTTTTAAATCTGAAAGTCTTTGCGTGTCTTTTTCATCTTCTTTATTTAACCGTTCTTCCTGTTTTTTACCAAGTATTGGACGTCCTGCCAACTCCGCATCCCTTGCAGCTCTGCGCGTATTTGTTTGATTTTCAAAATAACTATCTAAATTTTTAGCTTCTGCGTTCAAATCGGCAGGGTTTAAAAACTGTGTTGCGTTTTTCTTTGCGTCGGCAGCACTCATTGAACTTGTTGATAACAAGTTTGGCAGACCCACTTGAGGCGCCTTATAAGTATAAGGAGTTGTGTTTTGCTGCTGCCCATCAGGATTGCCGTTTGCCGCTATGTTATCCTTGCTTGTAGGACCGTTAGTTACAGCGCTGCTGTCAGGCAAGTTTTGCTGAGCTTGCAAAAACTGAGATAGTACGCCTGGACTCAGTCTAGGATATTGTTGCCCGCCAAGCACTGCGCCTGAATTAGCATTGGGATATCCTGTAAGACTTGCGCCAGAACCGGGGGATTGCTCAAGTAATTGAAGTTGTGTTCTAGTAAACTTTTGAGAAGGGTTAAGTTGATTATCCCTGTATATACGCGGATCTTGCGTGCCTAAAGAATAATCAGCTGCGGTAAAAGGGCCGCTTTGATACGAACCAACAGGTTGCTGTCTATTGTCTGCAAAATGTACAGCGCCATCATCCTCGGTATCCATAGTGATACCGCCTTTTTTAAACGCTTTCAAATTGTTAGCGGGTAATTTATCAATACCGCCTTCTTTAATTTGTCCGCCCTTTTTATTAGCTTTAGTACCGAGTTGACTTGCACCGTATCCAGCCATACCCAAACCAGCAACTTGCGACAAAGTACTTGGCGCGGCTTGGTAGTTCATTGTGGTTGTGTTTGTAGGCGCTCCGGTATACATGCCTTCCAACTGTTGCAGTTGTTGCATTGGATACGCTTGCATCGTACTGTAATTTTGATTTGCAGTATTGTAGATATTTTGCTGTTGTTGCTGTTGTTGAGCACCATAAGCGTTTTGCAAACCTGCAATATTTTGTGCTGCGTTTTGCTGTTGTGAACCAATATTAGCAAGATTAGTTGCTTGATTGCCTGCTTGACCGTATCCGGCTTGTTGTGCATTGACACCCGTTAAACCAGTTTGAGCACCTTGTATACCTTGCGCAGTACCAGATAAACGTAAGTTTCCTGCACCAAGTGCTGTGTTAAGACCTTGCTGTGCTCCTTGTAAGCCTTGCTGATACGCTGACAATCCTGCCAGTTGTCCTTGTTGCCCTTGTAGTGCAGTGTTAACACCGGCTTGTCCTGCAGCCGAACCTTGCAGACCAACCCCCGCGCCTTGCATACCAAGGCTTGCTGCATTTTGCATGTTCTGATTAGCAACGTTATATGCTTGGTTATACGCATTACTCGTTAATTGATTGCCGGCTAACAACTGATTTTGTTGATTAAGGGATTTTTGTAGCATAGCCCCTGATCCACCAAAAGCACCGGCTTGTATAGCGTTTGCATCATTTTGGTTTTGTTGCATGCCGTACTGCTGATTAAGCAATTGCATTTGTGGCGCAAGCGTAGACTGTAAATATGGGTTCATATAAGACTGTACGGCACCTGGGTTTTGTGCTTGTTGTCCATAAGACTGCCCAGCGGCAGCGCCTTGCGCTCCGTAGTTAGCGCCTTGTTGTCCATACTGCAAACCTAATTGGCCTGTATTTGCCATATTTTGACCAGTTTGCAAACCAATATTGCCTGCTTGAGCCGCTTGTGATCCATAACCTTGTGCTTGATTGGCTACATTTCCTGCAAGCTGCCCTGCTTGTTGTGCCCCCTGTGCTCCGTACTGTGCACCCATCTTGCCATATTGTCCAGCTTGCCCTGTAGTGTTTAAAGCGCCTTGCCCCGCTTGGGTTGCCATGTTTGATGCTGTGCCGTATTGACCGGGCACTTGCATGTTAGCCGCTGTAGTAAATGATTGTTGTTGCAAAGGAGTAAACCCGGCGGTTGTGCTTTGCGCCGCCTGATATGCCTGTGACATAGCAGGGTTGTAGTTTGGATTTGCTTGGGGAACACCTGATGCATCAACAATAGTTTTTTGATTTACTGTTGGATTGGTTGCGGTATTGGTATTAAAAGGTGTATACCCGCCTTGATTTCCTAAATCAGTCGGCGCAGTTGGTGCTGCTAGGCCGTAAATATTGTTTGCGCCCCCAACATTGTTGTACATTTGCATTTGCTGGTTGTAAGCATTTAACTGTTGCCCGTACTGAGGAAACGCGTTTGATAAGCCTGAATTGATAAGCTGTGATACACCCGCCTGTGCCCAAGGCGCAATATTAGAAACGGTATTAGACGCGCTTGTTGCTGAAGGTGTGCCCCCACCCCCTCCGCCACCACCCAAATACAGGGTAAACATATTTAAAAAATTAAGGGGGTTAAACAGTATATTTAATAGTTTCATGTTTTTTCCTAGATAGTAGACTCAACTACTGTGTATGCCTTTTTAAAACCAAGTCTTTGCACCATACGTACAACGGAGTCTCGTCCCCCTGCTTGTATTTTTGTTGCACCCATATTCCTAAGAAGCTGTTTAAAAGCGTCTAACATTTCTTCTGTACAAATACCAACACCACCCATGCAAGTCATAAACGCAATATGATCATTAGGGTATTTAATAAAAGAAACTGCAATTGCCCCGCTTAACGTTTTTTCTTTTTCGCTCAAAACAAAAAGATGCCAGTACCCTTGATTCACAAACATTTTTACTTGGTGTATGTTGTAATCTGTTGTATCACCTTTTTCTATAGCGCGCGCAAAATAATCTTCCACCAAAGGCCAGACTTGTGCAGTGTATTGTTGTGGAACTAATTCAATTATCATTTTGGCGTGTATCTGTCTGCATTAATTGCTTTGGCTTGTTTACTTGTGCCTGTTCTAGCGCGTCTTACTCTATCCATCATGGCGTAAAGTTTTTTAGCGCCTGCATCAGAAGACCCATTACCAAGATGGGATACCACATCGGCAGGAACAACAAACTCATCATTAGCTAAACGGGCGGGTTGTTTTTGATTAATTGTTGCAGGAATAGAATCCGACATCCCGTCTCCAGGTCCTTTGAGCATACGCCCGCCATCAGAATAAGAACCTAAATTAGAAATACCACCTGTTGCATAACTTGGAAGCATGCCACCACTTGCGACACTGATAACAGGGCCTGAAACACCAGGAGAGTTTTGTTGTGCTTGGGGCTGTCGTTGTTGCGCTTGCGCAAGCGCAGCTTGTTGTTCTTGAGCGGCTTGTTGTTCTTGAGCGGCTTGTTGTGCTTGTAAATACGCGGTTAGTTGATCGTACGGGCTGCCTTGACCACTAGAACCGCCAGAAGCAAAACTCATAACGGGTTGAGGTACAGGCGTGTTAGTAGATGTGGCGTATGCAGGCATTGCATTATGTGACATAGGAATGTTCGGATTGAGGCCCATTAAACCCCCCTGCGCTGCTGTAACTGTTCCACCGTAATTAGTTGGGTAGCTTACGCCCCCTGCACCATGTAAATTTTGTAAGGGTCCGTTAGGTGTTGGTACAGAAGGTATACCGTATTTTTTAGCATCGGCACGCATAGCGGCATAACCAAGCCCAAGACCCGAACCAATTAAACCCGCTTGACCCGCTGCCCCGGCCCCTGCACCTGTACCCCAAAGACCTGTTGCAGTTGGAGAAGGCGTAGTTATACTATATAAATACGGATTGGTTGCTTGGTTAATACCTAAAGCGTTGGTGGCTGCCCCTGACCCCCCCGCGCCCGCGCCCGCGCCCGCGCCCGCCCCTGTAGCATCGGCATATAAGGCATTATCCGCCACCGCCATTTGTCCAGGTGTACTAGCTGCTGCTCCTGCACCGGCTGCTCCTGCACCGGCTGCTCCTGCACCGGCTGCATCCGCAGCACCAACACCTGCAGCTGCCCCCGCTTCGCCTGTACCTAAAAGTGCAGCATCGCCCGCTCCACCGGTCATTGCACCAACAACGCCAAGGAGGGCAAGTTCGCCCATATTTTTATCGCTTAATCCACCACCGCTCATAGCGTTCCCCTTAAACTTTAATTTTTAAAACATTACTGGCGCTTGTGTCATAATACACGTCGCCTTTACGAAGGTTGGACAAATCGGCTTGCGTTGGCAAACTGGCTTGATATGTAATTGGGTTTGTGTTAGGTGTTGGTTGACTAAAATTTAAACCAGAAACAACGTTAGGCAAACCAATATTTTGTGATGCTCCTGCAATCGGACCTGCATTATCCAACTGAGCAAAATACAAACGCAAAATATTTAAGAGTTGTTGCATAAATTGCTGGTCATATTGTACAGGCGCAGCAGGTAGGCGTGGGGCTACAACATTTGTTTGTGCCATTATCTTCTCCCATCCGGCCTGATATCTAACCTGTTTGTACCCGATTGCCAAGCAACGCCTGTAGAGTTAGACCCCACAACCATAGACATTTGCCTACCCCGCGCTCTCACATAAATTTGGGGGGTGAATTGTTGGACAATGTACTCTCGTTTTTGTGTGTAGTTTTGTGTGCTAGTAATGTTAGGGTTATTACTAACCCCATACGCAGAACCTGTAAATTGTCGGGGTAAAAACGTCATTGTGACATTGGGTTGATTAACATACGAACCCGTAAAGTTTATGTCTGGTATGCAACGCCATACAAAACCAAAGTTATTACCGTCCCCAATATCAAAATCAGCGCTTTGTATGTAAGAAGTAATAGCAGAAGGGGGTGTAGTAATGCCGTTGTCTACTCCGTTTTCTTGATACACCAACAAACCGCCATAAGATGCACCAGAACCCGCTGTACCAGAAGTTGTGCCGTAAGGCGTAGAAATAGGTGTTTGGCGCAGGGGTGTATATAACCAAGAAGACCTTGGCATTCCGCCGTAGTACCAAGTTTGATCCAAATAGTTATACACTACGTAACGATCCATTAAATTATTAGGGTTAGCCGGTGTACCAGAACCTTGGGTGCCATCCGCATTTGTACCTGTTACGGAACAATAAAACCACCAAATTTCATTGTACGCTTCGTTAGTACCCGCATACACCTGCGAAGATTGATCTGTATTAAGATTATCAAAAACAAACTGACGCACAGCGCAGGGGAGTGTTGAAACTGTGCCTGTGTATACATAGAATTTGTTGTACCCCATCCAGTAAGTAACATTATTTACTGTTGTTATGGCGTTGGGTCCCATAATAGATATGTTTTCGCCCATAATTTGAAAGCCCCAAACATACGGTGGCCCCAAATATTGCATGTTGTAAATAGCGGAATCCGTCAAAACTAAAATTTCTTGACGTGTTTGAATAGCAGTTACGATTTGTGAACCTTGAGACAAACGATAAAAGCCCGCTTGACTAGTGATACTGGGTAACCATACACCTGCATTTTCTGGAGCAGACCAACGAATAAACATCGGGTCAAGTTTCGAACTGGTTGTTGTACCGGACGGATCATTGCAACCAAAAGCAATTACAAAATTTGAAGCATCAGACACCAATACAAAATTAACCAAACTAGGACAGGTTGTGTCAGGTGTAAATGTCGCTCCACTAGCAAGTGTGATTGTTGTGCTTGAGTTCATAATCAAAGCACGGTTATATACGGAAGGGTCTGCCGCAACGGCCCAATAGTATAAAGCGCCCCCACTTGGGTTAATGATTAAGTCTTGCCCATAATTAGCGGATGACCATAACCTAAGTTGCACGCCAACACCTAAACCCGCTGGTGCGGCTAAACCCCATCCAGTTGAGGCTAATGTTCCTGTTGTTGGATATTGATAAACTGTGGTCCCACTTGCGTGTGCAGTTTGCGGTGTATTTTGATACGCGCGTGTAACACCTGTAAAAGTTGTGCCCCCGCCCCCACCGCCCGTGTAAGTAAACCCTTCCGTACCAATCCAAATAACACCGGGAGAACCCGTTGAACCTGCAACAAACCCTGTAGTTGATGCAACAGTTATTGTACTAACCGCGCCAGATGCAGAAATACTGGTTGATAGCGTTGTTAAAAATTCTCCCCCGTTATATCCGCCCCAACCTCCTGCGCCCCAACCTACGGCTGCTGTATATACAGCAGAACCTGTTGTAAGTTGATACGCCGCTGTTATGGGTGTTGCACCCACACCAAGAATTAAAACTGTGCCAACAGCTTGAGATGAAACTGCATTAACAATAATAACGTAACTAGAACTACCCGATACGGATTGGATTTGAAACTCTTGATTTAGCACAGCGGCGGTTAGACCTGAATCGTACAAGACACCTAAAATATTTGCGTATGTTACAAAGTCCCCCGCCTGTGAAAAAGTGTTTGGATCTTGTGCGGTAAGTGTGGTAGTAGTAGCCGATTTGGCAAGAATAGTAAAACCAATAGTATTTGACGTTGTTAAACGTATAGGAGTAACATCATTAAACTGCCCACCAATACCGTTTTGAATATAGTACTTTAAGTTAGTTCCAAGACCAAGTAAGTTGTATCCAGCTAAGTTCAACCATGCCCATAAGTTACGACAAATCCCCCAAAATGAAGGAGTGTTATATCCTGTAGGATTAGCGGGGGGCTGTAAAGTAGAAGCGTCAGCGCCAGTATCGGCAACCCAACCCCCTATTTTTTCGGGGTAGCCGGAGCGAAAACGCACATTATTACCGTCGAACCAGCCCCCTTCATTGGCAAGCGTGGTGGCTTCCCTATTAACACCGGGTCTAAATTCTAGTTTTGTTAATGGCATTACTCATTACGCAATAATTGCGCCTTCCTTAAGTTGGGCAATAGTTAGACCACCAGTGTATTGAAAATGGGCTAGTTCTTTAAAATGCACCCAATTTCCAGCCCATTCTAAACCATTTTCTTGTCCAAGTCTACCTACTTCAGTCCATACGGGATGGCTTCCATCCCAATCCGGTTTGCCACTAACCAGAGGCACAACATCCACAGCACAACGATGGTTATGAAAAGAATCTCCTGCTCGTGCGTTAGTGACAATTTTGCCCGCAGCTGTACGACCTTGCGCATACAAAGCAGCCTGGCTTTCGTTATCCCGATATGTAGATGTAACCAACAAGTCAATGCCAGAATGTTGGCAAGCCTTAATAAAATTTTCAACCCTGCGTTTAACTTCTGGAAGTAGGTCATTTAAGTCTCTTGAGTTAATCATTTTTGCCCCATTGGTGTTGAGTTATGAATCATTTCATCTTTGCGCTGAGACCCTGCTGAGGAGCCAAAATAAAAAGCTACAACTTGTTCGGCCTTGGCTGACAAATAACCTACAAGCGTCCCTGCCATAGCGGACTCAATATGCGAGTAACCCATTAATGTGCCAAATATTGTTGCTATAAAGCTAGAAACGATGATTAATGCAAGGGTTGGAACTAAAAATGAATGCGTGTTTATTTGCATTTGTCTAGCAGACGCCCGGTCCTCAACCGCTAATTGTTCGAAGTTAAGACCTAATTGTTCTTCAGTTTTCTTTAGTTCAAGCTCTGCAACCTTAACTTGTGCTATTTGATCGGACGATAACTTACCGTCTGTAAGCATCTTTTGCGCATCGTCTTGAGATACACCCAATACTTTAGATACAGCTTCGTATGCCAAGCCTCCAAGCGGACCACCAATTGCTGTTGCT